ACCCCTAAATACGTTGCATACGCCGCCAGTGCCGCCGCTACTCCACCTATAACCGGTGCGATCATTGACCAGTTGTCCACGATATACGCCCCGCCCGTTACCATTACATCGATCACATTCAAAGCGATCGTTGCCGCCCCGGACAGAGCATTCATAATTCCGGTCAATGCCGTTTGCATATGCTGATCGTTTGCCATCTCATTCAGCCGCTGTAGTACCGGTTGAAATGTCATAAGTGCCTGATTGGAGTAATATGTCCATAGCTGTCCCCAGGTCATTGGCATGGAGTTGAACTTTGCATCTATATCATCTGCCGCCGCAAACATTGCGTTCTTTACAATATCCGCGGTGACCTGTCCATCTGATGCCATTTCCCGGATCTTACCGATTGGAACATCCATGTAATCAGCCACAGTCTGGATCAAGTTCGGCGCCTGCTCGAAGATACTGTTCAACTCATCGCCACGGAGCACGCCAGACCCTAACGCCTGTGTCAACTGCAAAAACGCATTGGACGATTCTGTTGCCGATGCCCCGGCTATCGTAAACTGCTTATTTACCAGCTCCGCGAACTGCACAATCTCGCCGGTCGATGCAAAAGCATCCCGGGCATTATTTCCGAGTTTCGCCACCGATGCAGCTGTATCCATATAAGACGCCCTGGAATTCTGCGCCGACAGGAAGATCATCTGCGAGAGTTCATCTGTTGTCTGCATCGTCCCATTCAACGCATTATACTGCGACACCATCATATCAAGGCGCGCCGTGGTCTGCGTGAGTTCATCCGACAGATCCAGTGCGTTTTTTACCGTAGAAATGCCAACATACGCTCCGACAAGCGTTTTTACCTTATTCAAGAGAACATCCGTATGCTGTGATCCAGCCTGTATCTTCTGGTTGTATTCCTCCTGTTTCCGGCGCGCGCTCTCCGTGGCACTTGTGATGTCCTGTAAACCCACCATGCCATCGGCAAGCAGCTGCCTCGCTTCTTCCATCGACGACGTATCAATCGCGGTGCTTGATGCATATTCCAGCGCTTCAAAATTGCTTATCACCATATTCACCGCCGTACAGATATTGTAGAGCGGCGCAGACATACGGTCCGACAACTCTATCGCAGTCTGAATACTTGACATCCTCTTACCTCCTACTTCTGGATTTCTTTTGCCTTGCGCTTCTCTTCCTCGACCCGAAGATCTATGGACGCAATCACAAAAGCTTTCTCATTCCGATCCAATTCAGAAAAGAATGACGGCAGCCAGTGAAACTTCTGCAAGCAATAATGCGCATATGCCGCTTCACCGTCACCGCCATTGATTAGTTTTTTGCCTCGTCAACCTTCTCCTGCAGCGTCTCATCGATGCCGCTGTATTCCTGCACGAATGTGGCAAGCTCACCGAACTCTTCCGGGTTGTCGACCATTTCCACAATCAATGCCTCTGCACTCATAACGCCATAGGAATCCTGCAGTTCTGCATTGTGCAGATCCGGCTCCACAACCGCGGCGCAAATCATTTTTCTCAGAAGCTCATCCGTATTAACCTTCTGCCGATACAGTCCAGGCTTGCCGGTTACCGGCACCTCAATCGTACATTCATCCCGGATTGCCGCAGATTCTTTTGTGGACAGAGGTCTGATCGTCCAGAGTAACGGATCACCGTTCTCATCACACAGTGACTTTGTGGCAGCAAACTGCGTTGTCTTTTTGGCTTTCTTATTCTGTTTCAAAAATGCTTTTAAGTTTCCCATATGTTTTTTCTCCTCATTCTCTTAATTGGCGGCAGTCTCCCGCCGCCGTTGACTTGCTACAGGTAGGACGGCTCCTTGTAGGATTCCGGGCTGGAATAATCCGCAGCATAGAAATTGATCTCCTGCTCGACAAATCCACCCTCGGCATCAAACATTGACAGCAGCACATCTCCGTCGATCACGCAGTTGTGATAAACCTTTGTACTGCGCCCCATGCAGGTAGCCGCATCATTGTTTGTTGTCTGCAATTCAAACACCGGCAGATGACCGGTATTTTTGTACTCTGTTACGATCCGGTCAAACATCTCCGAGCATTTGTAGACCGTCATTTTTGCCTGCACGACCATTCCGGTCGGCTTCCTGCCGGAAATGATCTTTCCCAGCACCGGGATCTCCTTGGTACTGATGTTTGCCTTGCCCTCAAAATTCTTTGCGTTCAGCAGATTATATCTCTGTTCGCCAACCGTGACAAAAGCTTCCGCCTCTTTTGCAGACGGCACATCCTGTTCATTCATATAAGCGTTAAGCATCTCTTTACCTCCTACTCAATCACGACCGTCATATACAACTGTGACATTGCATTGACGATCGTCACCTTATCTTCCACATATACGCCGCGCTTCTCGCTTCCGGCGGAGACCACAACATCATCCTCCGAAAAATTCTCGATTGCTCCAAGCTGCTCTAACTGCTTATGATGCGATGCAATATCGTTCCATAAGCTGACACGACCAGATTCATTGTTCTGAACCTTGCCGTGATACTTCGTGTTGAACAGCGATGCGATATCCATCGCGATCTGATCCAGCACACGGATCGTCTGGTTGCTCTGGAAGAGTTCGTTTTTATCCTCCGTAAGTGTCACAAGAGAATTGATATCCTCTAAGACGCGCACTTCCGTTCCCACGCTGTGCAGGACGAATTCACCGGCTTTCACAGCATTCTCAAGCTGTGTCTGCGTATAGGCGGTGTCAATCTCAAGCTCCCCGTCATAGATCGCGTTGGTACAGGTTGCATTAACCCCGCACGCCGCCTCCAGACCCACAACCCACGGAATCACATCCGGGCTGTTCTTCACATTGATGACGCCCTCATAATCCGCCGCGCAGTTATACAGGACTGCCTGGAATTTCGCCCCGACCTTGTCCCTCATACGCTTTGCAAATGCGGCGTACAGTTTCGCCGTGGTAGCATCACTCACACTCGCGCCGATCGTATTCACGGTATATGATTCCAAGAGATCCAGGTATTTCTGGTGCACCTCACCATTGACCGTTCCATTCGTACCGCCTGCCAGCGGAACGCCTGCCGTTGCTTCAAGTGCGGTTTCTTTCCATGTAACCCAGTCATTTTCTTTCAGATCAGCCGCGGATGCTACCGTCTGGGAATCCACAAGCTGCGCATCCAGATACAGCTTCACGTCAAAGCCATCTCCGTCCACATTCGCCGCAATAGCAACCTTCAGATCATTGCCACGGATTCCGCAGCACTTCGCTGTCGCATAGGTATTTTCCGCCTTTGCACCGCCCGATGTCAGCTTATAGATATAAGCCTTTGTCGCATGCGCAAACAGTTCGCGCAACGGCTGCATCTTATCATCTGTATAGGCATAACCGAACAGCGTAAGCGAATTCTTAATGAAATCTTCCTGCGCCACCTCCATCATCACGTTATCCGCACCCCAGTCAAGTTCAAGAGGCATGGATGCCACGCCACGCTCTGACAGATTCGTGGTCACGCGCGCCGCCGAAATAAAATTGATATAAGCACCACCCAAAACCTTATTCTGGGTTGTCCACTGTCCACCTCCGTACATTATCGCACCGCTCCTTTCATGTATTTTTCCATTTTCTTATCCACTTCCTCAAGCGTATAAGATTTTCCCGGTTCCAGTAATGCCGACAGGAGATCCGCCCTGCCCGCATATTTTTTGGAACCAATGATCTGCTCTTTGGTATAAGTAACTTTATTAACTGCTTCTGCCACTGTTTACCTCTCCTTTCACTTCGCATTCTTCCATATACGCATCTTTCTGGCTCTGCCCCAGGAATAACGTATATTCTGCCGTTGCCGACATCACATCGTCCGATATGTCCTTACATTCGATCGTACCGCGCACCATTTTACCTTCTACCTCTATAAGGTCCAGGCACTCGCTCAACCGTTCGTAAACGGTATTGATCTCTTTCTTTGGCTCGTCGCTTTCCGGAAAATACTGCACGATAAAAAGCAATGTTGCTTTTCTGCGGCCGGTAAGCCCTCGCGGCACATCCGGATTGATGCAGCGCACAAAAAATGCAGGCTCTTCCATGTCCTGCATTGATGCTTCTGTATGGATTTCATAGTTATCGCCAAATGCGGCATATAAGGCATCTGTAATGCCCTTTAAAACTTCGTTGATCATGCAAACACCTCATTCAACCATGCCGTCAGTTTCTTCTCGAGGATTCCC